ACGCACGGCGTACATGTGGCGGTAGTGACCTGAGGTCCGCTTCTTGGCGCCTATGACCAGCTTCTCGTAGGCCTTCCTCTCGTTCTCCCGAATCAGGCTGAAGCGCAGCTCGTCCTCCACAGCCGATCCTATGGCCACTCCGACGAATTGGAGGGTCCTCAGGCTGGAGATGCCCGACAGGACGCTCTTGAGGGTCAGGAAGGCCAGCAAACGGCTGTCTACGTCCTTGACCTTGGGGTAGGTCGCAGAGCGCACCCCAGCGGAACCCTTGGAGGTCACTTCCTTCCACTCGTCGATGGCCTTGGACAGGGTCTCCAGGCGATGGGACAGGATGGTTGCCCCATAAGCGGTGGACTCCTCACGCCCCGCTCCGATGGCCTTGGAGACATCCCGGAGGTACTTCTCAGCGCCTCTCTGGGTCATTCCCTCTTCCAGTTGAATCTGGAGGGACATCAAGTCTTCTTCAAGAGTAAAGTTTTGCATTTCCAAAGGTTCCTGTTGTGGTGGTAACTATAGGTTAGGTATACGAGAGTATATCCTAGAGAATGTATCCTAGAGAAGAATCTTTAGACTATCTTCAGATCTCTCTAGTCTATCCAATTGTGCAACCATAGCGTTCTCCCTCTGTTCGAAAGAGTTGTCTGCTGGCAAGGGGTTGACACAGGCTGTGACACAAAAGTTGTCACAAGATTTCCTACCTGTAAGGGTTGTCTATGAGCAATTGATTCCAGACGGCAACTCTTCCGTCAAAACAAAAAGAACCCCTTGGTTTACAAGGGGTTCTCTTCAGGTTCTCTTAGGAAACTGTTGGTGCGGTCGAGAGGACTCGAACCTCCACGGATTTCTCCACTAGCACCTCAATCGTGAGGGAAGTAGATAAATCAAGCACTTACGTTGACACAACACACCTAAGAGAGGTCCTATTTGTCACAGCTCAATGCCCTGTGACACCTTACTTTCAGCCGTTTACGACCTTCAGAGTGGGTACCGTGGATACTTGCTCCAGGGCTTCACGTCCAATCGCTAGACTGTCGGGCGCGAGGTGGGCGTAACGCAGCGTGGTGGCAATGTTGGAGTGACCCATCCACTGCTGAACCACGGCCAGATTGACGCCCCTCTGGACCATCCTAGAGGCACACGTATGGCGCAGCATGTGGATGACGAACTGGGTGTCGTCGTCCATCCCTAGGTGGGACTTCAGGGACAGCCAACGTGACCTCAGGGTGTGGAACTGGAAGTCGAACAGCTTCCTGTTGACAGCCCTGCGGGTGAGGATCTCAGACACCCTACGGGTAGCCGGGACAGCCCTCGCCTTGTCACTCTTGGTGGACCCAGCGTGGAGCTGGACCATCCCGTTGACGAAGTCGTTGGACACCAGGCCCAGCAGCTCCGACCTACGGAAGCCAGTGTCGATGGCCACCACAATGAAGTCCCTCAGATCGTCCAGACCCAGATGGGTGCAGGCGTTCAGGACCTTCAGCTCCTCGTGCTCAGCCATCCACCTGATGCGGTGTTTGCCTGGCTTCCTACGGGGCAGCTTGGGGACAGCCATGATCCACCCCTGCTCCGCTGCGGTGCTCAGCATCTTGGAGATGTGGGACACCTTGCGGTTGACCGTAGAGCCTGAGTTGCCCTCATCCTCCCATTCTTCGATGGCCTCTAGGACCACTGCGGGAGTGATATCGGCCAGCAGTGTCTGACTCGGGAGGGTCCGAAAGACACAGTTGATGGTCACCTCGTGGCATTGCTTGCCCTTGTCCCCTTTCCAATAGAGCCTCCAGGTGAGGTCGTGGGCATCCTTGAGTGTGTAGCCCTTAACTTCCTCTTTTGGAGGGCTTGTAGAGGGTTTTAGAGGGCTTCCTGAGGCTTTCCAGCGAGTCATTGCCTCAAGTTCAGCGACTTCTGCTTCTTGTTTGGTATTGTAGGACTGCCGGAACCTATGGCCCTTGCTTCCCACGCTCACCATCCAAGAGTTTCCCCTTTGGTAAATTGGCATTTAGATCTCCTACTAGTTTTTGAATTGCGATTCTACCTTTTGAGGTAAGACGAATGATTTTCTTCCGTCTTTCCATAGGGTCTTCAAAGGCTTCAACTAAGAGTAACCCCTCCTCTCTATGTCTGTTCTGCTTACCCAGACCAGCAACGTAACGTGACGCTGTTGCAAGTGTTATCCCCACTTTCTGGGCAAGTTCTGTAAGTGATAGACCCTCTTCTGCCTGTGCAATGACAAGTAGGCAGTGGAGTTGCTGCAGTGGCATCTCGGATTCTATCCTGGAGACGCCTTGAATGAACTTTAGGTAGTCCTGAAGGGGCATCTGAATGCGTTCTCCTTTGTCGTTTAGTGACTCGATGGAGTGTGAGTCCCCTGCGACTCTCTGTCAATGATTGTTTCCATTTGGCAAGCGTTTTGGTTAATTTATGTGCAACAAACCACATTTTAGGCATGCGTGTATTGACAACCGTTGTCCGAGAGTCACTGTTGTCGGACGGTAACAGAGCAAGGAGGACAAATTGAGATTACCCGATGCGGTGATTGATATCGTTAAACGCAAAGGTGTGAGGGTCTATTTCGCCAGTCGAAATACCACAAAGGTCTGGAATCAACAGAGGATATCCAAGGAACCACTGAGGTATGGCGGCTGGTATTGGTTGAGAAGTCAAAGGGGAAGGGTCACGGAGGTTGACGAAGACGGTCCATTCCGTTCTCAGTCAGCAGCTATACGTGACGCCTTCGTGAAGCTCCAGCTCCGACTGCCTGGGCTGCTTGTGATGGCAGCGGTGGCAATCGGGCTAGATGCTGGGCTTTTAGCCTAAGGCGGCAGCGGGAGGTGCCCCCGGCTTCCCCTGCTCCTCCTTTACGAGTCTGAGCAGCTTCTGGTCCTCCATCTCCTTGATGAACAGGGTGAGGTTGGCCATCACATTCATGGCGATGGACTCTGCAGCGTGGTCCATGTGGCCATTGGCCTGCCACACGAACTTCGTTTTGAGGCCTGCAGGTGTGTCCTCGATGAAGAGGGCTGTCTTCATACACCCACCTTCTTGACCTTGGTCCACGCAGCGGCAAATGCAAGGCCATCTCCTTGGGTGATCTGGGCGTATGCCCCGTCCACCTTGAGAAACTTCCAGATGGAGGCAGGGTCTACCTCAGGTGCGTCTGGAGGTGTCCGCACAACCTCTTCAGCAAACTCGAAGTGGTCCCCTCGGTTGAGCTTGTATAGCTCGGTCATGTCTGCAATAACGATTTCTGAGATCATTTGATTTCAATGTCCGGGATGATGACTGAGGGCTTGAAGACCACGCGATAGAAGCTGGTGCTGACGTTCTTTGGCTCAAGCTGCTCAACGAAGAAGGTGACGTTGTCAGACAGGCCTAAGAAGTGCTTTTTGAACACACCCGGCGCTGTCTTGCAGGTGACGGATATTTTTCCGCTGGAGTCATTGTTCCCCAGTGAGCAGTAACCTTCAATGGTCAGCATGTACTCACCAGTGATCCCATTATAGAAGACCACTCGACGGGCCACCTCAAAGTTGTCGGCCGCTTTGGACATGTTACGCGAGGCAACGTCCGCATCGGAGGAACAGCCGCTAATGGCTGAAGCAATAGCAAGGGTTGTAAGTGCAAGTATTTTCTTCATGATAATTTCCGTTACTTTAAGTTCATCCATAAACCAACCTGGGCGAAGGCATAGCCTGTCCAGATCATACCGTTTGAGAGTTCGCCTTTGGTCCACTGCAAGACACCCACGATGAGGTATCCGATGCCTGTGGCTCCGACTATGAGGTGTTCTGTGGTCATAAAGACCCCTTCTGTGTGGACAGCTCTGCCAATTTTTCTTTAAAAGAATGTGCGTCAGATGAGTTTTTAAAACGCACCTCAAAACCAAAAAGGCGTTCGCTCCACACTTTGTCTATTGGCCAACCCATCCAAAAGTCTGCAGTGTAAAGCAAATCTCCCGGAACGAGCGGGTGTACTTCTGGGTTGTAGAGTTCATGGATTACTGTAGCGATGCCAACATTTCCGCCAGTCATCTTTGCTTTGACTTCTGCCACAGGTGTCTGTGCTTGTTGTTCTGTGGTCATGCTTGTCCCCTTGCTCGGATGGCTGCGGCACAATCGCCACGGTCAGCATCGGGCAACAGTTCTTCGATATCTTTTTCACACGCCGCACGCTCATCAGCACGGGCAGGGGCTTCGAAGCGTTCAAGAAATTTAAAGTATTCACCATGAGGGGTAAGAAGAACTGGAACAACCTTGGACTCACGGGCCATGTCTATCGTTTCTCTCATACTTCCCTCGCTTTCAGCATGGCGTCTGCCATTTGATAAGAGGCAATTGCCCACTCGCCATAGGTAAAACTGTCTCGGTCATCGCCATTCAAATAAGACTGCATTGCCTTGGCTGCAAAGTAGTCGCGCATGGTCATTCCCAATTCACCGGGTTCTCCTGAGGCGCAGTCGCTTGGGAATGGAAACGCTGGCCCACCTGTATCTCTTTCGGTCATGTTGAATCTCCAATGGTACAAACACAGAGACCCCACCGACATGGTAGGGACGCCCTATGCTTGTACTCTTGGGGATTGTTAAAGATCAGCGGGGCACAGGTGCGATGACCTGGGCTGTGTGTGAGTTTAGCACAATCCAAAAGGCCCTATGCTAGAGACCTTTCAGGTTGTGGGGTTATTGACCCTGTTTCCAGACTGAATAATCGTCTGTGTAGTTAAGCCACGGGTCAGCCTTTGGAGGGCTTTGGACGGGCTGGGGACGCCCAATGCTAGGCTCCCTGGCGGTGATGGGCTTTCGGGGTGCTGGGCCATGCCTCACGGTCAATCCCCGTTCCCTGGCAAACGCGGCCACCTGGTCGGCTAGGGTACTCATGCTGCAACCCCCCGGCGCATATTTGCGGACAATGTTGCAGCGAACAATCGGGCATCCGTCCACGCAAAATCAAAGGAATGATCAAACGTCCGGGCATCATGCCAACCCCCGGATACGTCCGAAAAACGTTGGACAATTAGGTCATAGTCTGGACCCGTACCACGGTAGACAATGCGGACCAGGGTCCCAAAATATGTAGGTTTCATGTTAGGCCCCTTAAACATAGTCCAGGCTTTCCACTAGGCCCAATTCGTCCAGCAATTCGTATGCATCGTGATAAACGCCCATCATCCCGCTAATGGTCCCACGGTTGCCACTAGGCCAAGTCCAGGACCGACTAAAGTCCGCCGATAGTCCTTTGACCTGGCAATCCCGCAAATAGGCGCAAAGTGTCCCCCAATCGTCCGCCCTTTGGGGACTGCAGGGTTGTCCCCACGAATAGCGGGATGCGAAATAGCGGACCATTTGAGTGCGGCCTAGGGCATGCTCATGTTTGATATAGGACCGACGATAGTCCAGGACCTTGCGGATAGATTCCATGATGATTCCAGGTTGCAGGACGGGATTGTCCACGGATGCCCAATGATCCCAATGGGCAACGATTGACAATCGGCAACCTTTAGGCCGCAAGTAGGGCCGGGATAACCTTGCGGTCCGGGTCCACTACAAAACCCGACAAGTCCGTTTTAGCGTTGCCCTTTGCATATAGGGCGACGACAACCCCTTGCGGGTCCAGGTGGCGGATATCGGAGTCGTCCCCGTCCACGCAATCCATGCCGAGAAACGTTGCAGGGATGCCCTTGCGGTCCCTAAAGACAACCGCAATCCGCATGCCGTTAGCCTTTGCTTCGGTGACGTATCGGGCATACCCGGGCAACCCGGAATAACTAAAGGTTAGGTCATAATTTGCAGGGATGCCCTTGCGGTTAGCTATTTTTGTATAGTCGTAAAACTGAATTCCGGGGAATGCATGCATGATGCTTGTATAGGTGACACCGTCCCGGACAACCGGGATAGATTCCCAACGGATATCACTGGTACCATTCAAGCGGACCAAAGGGACCATTCCAGAATTGTCCGCCTTAGTTGCTAACCTGCTTACATCCCGGACAACCTGGTCCATGAATGTTTCGCGGTTGTCAAAGAACCATTTAGCCTTATCAATCCGGGATTGCTGGACACTATTGAACGCACCACGTCCAGCACTATACAAACAAGCCTTTTCACATCCGGCAACCTTTGCCATGGGGCAAGTGTTATGACCTGAGATTGTGCTGGGTGCCATGTACAGAATTCCGGTCATATAACCGTACTTTTGACCTTTGACGGTCTTTGCGTTGGTATCGATTGCAAGCAATTTGCGGGATTGAATGTAGGCCATTTGTAGGGGTCCTTTGGGTGAATGGTTGCGTTATGACAATGATTGTCACGTGGTAAGGGTCAGGTCAAGCGATAAGGGCGTCAAGACTATGCATGATGCCCACGGCAAAGATAAGCCCAATGACCACGGCTAACAGAACGTCAAGAATGCGCTCAGTGATAGTAGGCTTAGTGTTGGTGAAAATGTTGCGGTTAAACATGATGATTTTCTTAGTTAGTCGCTATTGTGTTTATTCCCAGACGGTGCCCGGAAATGCTTCAAGAATTTTTTTCGTATCATCCCTAGTCAAGCGGCACCTTATAAACGTCTCACCAGCTTCAATTATCTTTTCTCTTACGTCTGGGAACCTTGCAACAATGTCAAAGAATCGGGTTCTAGAAATGTATAACACTTGCAGGTCTGGATCGTACATGATGATTTCCCCTTACTTTTTAGAGATAAAGAACTGATTTGCTTTGCCGTTCAGCGTCTTACCGTCCGACCATGTCAGGCCGACACAACTACCATTACTGACGCATACAATGTACCATGCATCACCCTTGTTTTGCACTTCATATAATTCATTTGCCCAATGTACTTTCAGGCCTTCTCTAACGGCTGTCTTTATGTTTCGTAAATTCATTACCATGATGATTCCCTTGGGTTACCTGGCGATGTTGCCATGACTGAATTCTACCTGAGCAAAACAAGAAAAAACCACCGATAAACAATTATATTCTAGGGACAAACCCTAGGTTTAAGAAAAAAAAGCCCCATGGCACTGTATGTAGTGCATGAGGCTTGTGATGCATCCTTAGGATGGCTTGAGGTTATCTATAGGATGGCTTGAGGTTGTCACCAGGTAGAGAGGTGCTGAGCTTGAGGAGGTCTACAGGTGAGCTTGAGGTGTTACCTGAGGATACATACAGTACTGTATAAACATACAGTGAAAAGCGACTGATGCATAAACAAGGAAGCATGCAACATAGTGCATACAATCCCTGAGCACCTGCAGAATAATGCACATGCCCTCATTTACTAGCATCCTGAGCCAGTGAAACCCCAATGAAATCAACAGGTTACACCCAGTGAGACACTATTTGTGGCACATGGGCATGGCATAACGGGAATCATCAGGAACCAAGAGGGCCGAGGGGGGATAAATCCGTTCGACAATATGCGGTATAGGTCACATATTTTTCTACCTAATTATTCTGGACCTAGAGACACACCTAGAGCCTCTCTTTAAGACCACCTCAGGAACACCCCTAGAAGCCTCTACAAGACCTCTAAAGGAACAACCCCTACCTACCCCCTTAGATCATCCTGAGGATGTCCTAGAGAGTGTCTTAGAGATAGACATAGGTAGGGTATCATTGATGGTACTACTCTAGAGAGGACACCTAAAGACTCTATAGATCTCCTATAGATATCTCTGAGTACCTTATAACTATATGCTAGCCATATAGGCTTCTAGCTTCCCCCCTACCCCCCATAGATTATCCAAAGTTATCCTGAGATAGATAATTGTTTGGCTATAGAGATGTAGAGGCAGTTAGCTTATGAGAGCCTCGTATCGCAACTAGCTAGTCAGGTTTAGAGACTTACTACATGCTGAGCACACATAAGGAACCAGCCTGGTCCAAAGACCAGCACCCTATCGGACCGTGT